TTCTCCAACTCGTTAGCGAAGTAGAACTTAGTAAGATCCATCAGACTCTTAGGCATATTCTCATCTAGAAGGTGGTGCATGATCTTAGTGTCCCACACATTCTTTGTGTAGATGCCATGGTTTATCAAGAACTTAAGATCAAACTTAGCATTGTGAAAGACCTTCTTACTCTTAGGGTTCTTCAGAATCCTACTCAATAACTTCCAAACCCTAGCATGGTCAGGCTCACCCTTCCTGAAGGGACTATCTTTGTGATCTAAAGGGATAACTATATTAGCCTCACGCGAACTGATAGAAATGGTTTGTATTAGATCGGTTAGGAAATTAAGTCCAGTAGTTTCGATGTCTACTGCTAAAGTCTCCTCTGTATCCTGTAGCTTAACAGCTAAAGCTTCTACCTCTTCGATCTTTGTGAGGACTTTGTAGGAGAAGTCTCCCTTAACTGTTCTTTCGAGTACATATTTTTCGTATGCATTTCTGATGTCGGTTTTGAACAGGATAGTGTGACGAGGTTCCTTAATACAGGAATAAGGATGAAATATAGGTACAACAATGCAACTGTGACCTCCAGCAGTAGTGAATTCATAAGACTTTCCTCGCTTATTTGTGATGCCACTCTTCCTGATCAGCATCTTCATGGCTAGATTCCCACAAGGGAACACCAGCTTAGGTTTTACTTTGTCAATCGTAGCCTCTAGGTGGGCTCGACACAGAACCATATTAGCTGGTGACATATCAGCTTCCTTAACTGAAGGACACTTGACAGAGCCAGCCATCTTATAATCTTCTTTATAACACTCATCAATAAGAGTTATCTCAGCCTTAGAGAAAGCAGAGATCGCACCTAACTTATAATTAAGAGAATCGGATAGGAATAGTACTGGGGATTCATCAAGATCCTCATAGTCCATAACTGAATGGCATGGTTTACTTTTTCCCAAGACAGTACAACCTTCGCATAGAGGATTATCCCCATGGGTTTTATGTCCTGCATATAATTTATCGAGATCGAACATGGCTATAATAGGTTATGGCTAATCATTACATAGATAACGAGAGATTTGAAGAGATCATCCTATTATACCAGAAGGATCCAGAAACTTACCAAGGTGATCTAGTTTCTTTATTTGATTTGTTGATTACCAACATCATCGAATCTTTTAGATTCAAGGTGGACCCTGATGATGCGAAGCAAGAATGTTTCGCCCTAGTACTAAAGACTGTGAAGAACTTTAAGCCCAGGAAGGGAACAGCGTTCAACTATTTTACAACCATTGTAATCAATAATCTAAAATTGATGTACACTAGGGACAAAAAATACAGGCAAAAAATCGACAACTATATCGAAAGAAAGAAGGATGATTTTATCCAACCCTAAGCGTTTTCATAACCAAGGAAAGGTAATCATCTGATTGGATACCTCTCTTAGTTAGGCGTACAAGGTGAGGGAGCTTCGTTGTGTTGTATATAACAAAACTGTGTGGCATACGGAAACTGTCTACAATATAGAGGGGCTGTCCACCCTCAGTATCCTTATACTTCTCTTTAAGCTTGGCTACCAAAGAATTTGAAGTCTCATCCCATAAGGATACAAACAAAATGTTGAGAGGCTCTCTATCTCTCTTGTAGGATCTAATGATCTTATTCAGATCGTTCTCCTTCTTAAGGAAATTTAATTTATACATTATTCTTCGTATTTTTGAGGACTATCGGTAGGAGAGCCAGACATATCGTGTTCAAGAACTGCTGTCTCTGCTAACTTAACCTCTCCATCGTCATTCTCAATCACGGTGATTCCAGAAGCGGCCAATTCCTCTTTATTCTCTGAGGCATACTTCTGTACCATGTCTGAAAGCTGTTTGTTGAGGGTCTCGATGCCTGTTACAAAGACGGTCTTCATAAAATCATCATCCGTAATTTCTTGTGGCTTGACCACCTCTGCAAAATTCTTGTAGGCTATAGCCTCATCCTTCGAAAGTTTAATTTGTAGTTTCATACGATTTTTACTCCGCTCATTAATACGGATTCTCCATTTGCTGACATCCAGCTTAATGCTTGTTTGCTCGGGATCCATTTAACTATTATAGTGTAGGTGATAAATTATGGAAGACAATTATGATTTTTCTGCGTTAAAGAAAAAGAAAAGGGTAAACAGCAGAGCTAAGGGGTCCACATTTGAACGGTCCATAGCCAAGATACTTAATGATAGATTCAAGACTACAGAATTTTCAAGAACTCCTGGATCAGGTGCTTTTGCTACTACACACTCTCTACCAGACTACCTAAAGATCTACGGGGACTTGATTACACCACTAAACTTTAGGTATTGTATAGAGTGTAAGAAGGGGTACAATAAGGAGAACTTGTATAGCCTATTCAATTATAGCTCAGACTTCTGGAAATTTGTGGAGCAATGTGAAAAAGATTCAGAGAAATGCCAGAAGATACCAATGGTAATATTTAAACAAGATAGACAGAAAACTTTGGCTATCGTGCCCTATAATATAATATATATATCTAATAACTACATAGAGATACACAAAGAAGAAAAAAGATATAAGATATATCTCTTTGATGATCTTCTTAAAGAGCTTGATTCTCTTTGGCTTGATTGATCAAGGTCTCAAGTAATCTCATCTGTCCCACCATGTATTGATACATAGTATCATCTTTTATGCCCATTTCTGGTGGTCCTTCGAAATATTTTCCCATTTTTTCCATACTTTTTAGGCCAACTTTACAAACTGTGCGGGTTTGTCTTTTTCTAGTATCAGGCTTCCCTGTTTTAGGATTGGCTTCACTTCCGCTCCAAGTACCTTCATAACCAAGAGTACAGGAAAGATCACCAACCGTTATCGAAAGCGTAGATTCATTGTCTCCCGCTTGCGTAGTACTAATATTAACCGTGTCCTGAGTCTTTCCTTCTGCCCGTGCTGCTATGTCAGCATTATTAGCCGCTGCAATCCTCTGAAATATTTCATTGTGTCGGAAGACGAGTGATCTATTATCATCATGAGAGGTTATATCCGTAACTATATCTCTATAGTTTCCCCCTGTCATAACTGCGTTCCTAATAACCCAATCTCTTGCAGCTTGTTGTCTTGTAGGATCATCAGAATTATCTAGAGCTTTTTGGACCATCCTAAGTCTAGCCTGTCTACCAATTAACTCCGCTGCCCTCCCCCTATCTGCCGCATTTTTAAAATCTACATCAGCTAAAAAAGCTTTACCTAGTTCAGTATCTTGCGCTTGGTCATAGGATAACTTACCTCTTACAATTGTTTCCAACTCTTTACAGGCTTGATCAGGCTGAACAGATTTTATCTTACCATCAAGAATATAAGTTTTACCGTCATTAATTGTGGACTCTAGACTAGCTACCTCAGTTTCTAACTCTTCTTCAAACGCCAAGAATGCATCCCAGCGATCCTTTCCCGCACCATCCGTAATATCACCAAACTGTAGCTTGTCTGCCCATTCAGTAAAGCCTTCCTGGAACTTTTTATCCTCAGCCGCTTTTGGGCCAAGCTCACCACGAATAGATGCCCTTCTTCTTGCTGTAGTATTGTATTCTCCAATTTTAGCATCTCCAATCTTCGCCATTTTATCTTTTTGACCAACACCTAGCTCCCAAGCGTAACCACTTTCCTCACTTTCTGTTAGTGCTAGTGCTGGGTCCAGACCTAGGATAGCACACGCTTCTTCAGCCCTAACCCTATTCTCTTCCTTGTAGTATAAAACAGTATCACTCCTCCCACCCGTACCTCCTCCTTTACTCAAATCTCCAGCAGAATCAGCACCCATAGCTTTAGCAAAAGCCATGTGTCTAGCTATGGTCATCATGGTATATCTAACTAAGGGTCTTCCACCATCTGTTGAAGCCATATCAGCTTGGTCCATAAGGATTTGTTCTTCAGAATCAAGATCAAAAGTTTTAGCTACATCTTCTTCAGTAACCTTGCTCTTTGCATACTCTATAAGTCTCTGTCCTTTTTCCCGTATGTAAACAGCTATATCTTTCATAGCAGCTTCCCTTTTACCTGGATCGGCTCCTGCCTCTGCAAGATTTACAGCAGCAATCATACACTTCTCATCAACAGTTGCTCTAATTGTATTTAAATTCTGTCCACCAGGGGATGCTGGTCCCGTTAAAGCCTTTGCCTTATAATCAGAACAAGACTTTTCGAGAGCCTCTAACGCATGAATTTGTAAAGCATTTTTGGTGTTAATTACCACCCCTGTTTCTTGGTTATCCCCAAATAGAAATAGCTTACCATCGTAAGTACCAACTTTTTTACCAATTGTATCACAATCCCCTTCACCTGTTAGAAATTTCATAAAATCTCTATGATGTTGTGCTACTGTAACTACTAATCCAGGAGGAATATGTTCCTGCTCACCCTCTGGTCCTATGGCTTTTCCATTAGCTATTTTATAACCGAAAGCTGCTGCTGATTGACCTGTTAAATAAGTTCCAGGAGACTCACAGTACCTAGGCTTAGGGTCAATTGTTATAGCAAGACAAAAATCCTGTAAATCATCATAGGTGTCTTCTATAGCATCTATAGCACCCTTAATATTAGTAGGATCCTCTGTATCAATGTTATATACAGGTTCCCCAGTTGTTTCACTTATCTGTTCTAAGAAAATTGTTTCTGGTCTTGCTAGTTCATCGTATCTAGCTGCTGCTGCATCTGCCTCTATTTGCTCTCTACTTAATTCTTCGGCACCACCATCTTTAAACCAATTAACAAGCATTGTCCATGCTTCTGAGCTTACATCTGGATTTCCTCCTGCGTCTGCTATAGGTTTCGGCCACCCTGCACCTACAGGTCCTCCTACTAAATTAATTTTATTAGTTTTAACCCCTAAATAAGCGTAGGGCTCGCCCCCCTTTACTTGTTTAGATGGATCATGCTTCTGTACTGCCCCTGCTGTAATAACTTCTTGCGCTTTAGCTTCCGCATCCTTCTGAGACGCAATATTCACATCCTCCTGACTGGATTTTCCATTGTCAGGTTTGACTTTTTGAGTATCTGCTTCTGAGATATAAGTAAGTTTGAATGTACGCTTCTTAAGCTTTTCGTAACTCTCTATTAGTTCTGAGAAGTAATCCATATTATATAATAGCCAAGTTAAACAGGCTCAGTCTGCTTGCAGTAACAGACTGAGCCTTAAATACCTAAACATTACCTCCTGATTAGGATGGGTTAGCGTAGTCGTAAACATTCATGAAATCATATTTGAAGTTCACAGTCAGTTGGTGAAATGCGTTCGTAGAATAGTTAAACTCTGAAGCAGACCAGCTACTGGGATAAACTCCATAAAGCTCAATCGTGGAGTGTGGGGTCATAGTGTTATCAAGCATAACCACTTCAACTTTATCAGCTTTAAAGGTACTACCAGCAGTACCTCCAGGCTGTGCGCTCTTGGTCATCTCACCAGTGATAGGATCATAGGTGTGACGGAAGTAGCGATAAAGGTCAGAAGCAGTTTCACGAAGATAAAGGTTATCAAAGTCCACAGTAAGCTCACCAGGAGTAGTCTTACCAGGATAGTGAACCTTATCGTTAACACGATCAACAATAATTGCCTCGTTTTTCATTTCCAAACCACCAATCTTCTTAGCAGCAAGAGTTAAATCAGGTTGATTCGTCACATCCTCGGGCAGACCGAAGAAGTGAATCTCAAATTGATATGCTCTTACCGAATCCAGATCCGTGGAGATGGTGGGGAGACCCTGACCAGGGGTGAATTTACGGTCATACTTAGTCTTGTAATAAGATGTTGCCATTATTTAATTCCTTATAGTGATCCTAACTGAGCCGACTGGTTAGTTAGGTTGATTTCGAAGATGAGGATCTCAGCAGTCTTGGTAGGCTTAATGAGAACCTTAGTCCAAAGTTCGTTGCGGTCAATTCTAATAGGTGTGTTAGTAGTTTCATCACAAACAACACGGAACTCGGTGATACCTCTTCTTCTACGGATGTCATCGAGGAAGGGGTTAAGAACACCTTCGATTTGTGACCAAGTGAACTCATCGTTAGGCTCGAAAACAAATCTTTGGGTAGCTGCAAGGATAACCTTGCGAATGTAGATCATAAGTCTACGGATATTAATCCTGTCCAGAGCAGTTGCAGATCTCTGAGTCGTTCTTTGACCGAAGATAGTGATGCCTTGTTGCGGGAAGGAAACGATTGGGTTAACAACATTTCCACCGCTGTAAAGACTATCTCTATCACCTTGGTTCAGTTTCACCTCGACCTCTGTAGGCTTCGTGAGACGGCCCCTACGGTATCCAGCAGGAGCAAACCAGCTATCAGACACAGCATCCGTGAAAGCCATCTGACGGGCTCCGAAGATGGCTGGGTCGTACCAGCGATCAAGTCCATCGAAGGTGCTGAACACCTTAACCCAAGGCCAGTAGATGGCAGCGTAGGAACTATTAATAGGAGCCGTTCTCACCCCACCAGTAGAGGAAGACTTACCGTTACTCCAATCAATTGCGTCCTGAACCGTACCCACTGCAACAGGGGGTGAGACAAGAGCAAGGAAGTTCTGAGTAGTTTCAGCCATAGTGATAAGGTTATTCTGAACCGATTGATCTTGAATTCCAGGGACTAAAGCAATGCCAATGTTGAGAGTAGGATCATCCAGAGATTGCATTCCAGTCTTAGGATCAACAGAAGCATCTCCAATCAAGGAGGCTACATAGGTCCCAGCACCATCACCATCGGTTCCATCAGCTAAACCAGTAGTAGCGGGAAGAAGTTTAATGAACCTAGGACCAGTAGTGAAATCTTCATACTCTGCTGTTCCAGCCCCCTCCCCATCAGAGTTATCAACAGGTTCAAGCCACCTATAAGAAGTCTCAAAGTTTTCTGCTCCACCCATCAAAGTTTGAAGCATACTAGTAAAGTTAGCACCTGCCACGGCTTCGATATCAACATCATCATTAATCAAGTTACCTTTGATTAATTCAGAAGTAGCGTTCGTCTCTCCAGTATTAATAACATCCTCAATAAAGGAACCTGAACCAACGAAGCTACACTTGAAAGATTCGTCCGAAGTACCGTCTTGGTTTACAGTAACATTAAAGTTTTGTGATCCAAGATTAGTAACGGAGATGCTATTACCACTAGCATCTCCAGTAGTCTTGGTTCCACCATTATAACCTGTTCCAGGGTATAATGACTCCACACGATAAGCAGCAGACTTTGTTCCCGTTGCTTTAACCGAGCCACCCCAAATTCTTACAGCAGAAGCCATAGTACCAGAGATTCCATAAAGAGGGGTTCCCATAGGAGTAGTTGATTGTAGAGCAGAAACACCATTATTGGTTCCCAAGAAAGTGGTTCCCTCTGAGGCTGACACACCAATAGAAGCACCAGAACCAGCGAAGCTGCCGACAATTGCGCCTGACAAGGCGAGACCCGTGGGGTCAGTAGTAGGTGTCCTTTGACCAGTAAAGAAACAGCCAACTTTATCAGCATCTAAACCTCCACCAACAATCTTTCTAATAGCTTCTGCTTGATCGGTAGAAGTTCCAGCAGGGATAACAAAATCCTTACCTGCGTTAGAGTTGTCTGCATATTGCGCCACTCCATTACTATCATATACTTGAATTCTTAAAGTAAGAGCTTGATCAACTCCATAACCGTGTCCATCGACAAAAGCAGTCGTACCAGAGACAAGAAGAAGAGGACAAGAACCAATCCCCATAATAGCAGAGGCATCAGCAGCATCACTACCTGCGGCTCTTACATAATACATACTATTGGTTTGCTCTAAGATTTCAAGGCTACCCTCAAGACCTTGACCTAGTATATTCTCACTGGGCGAACCAAAAGTCCTGATAAGGTTATTTTGGCTAGTGATTAAAGTAGCCTTGTTCGTAGGGCCTTTACCAGCAAACCCGACAATACCAACAATAGAGGTGTTGATTGACGGGGCGTATTCTGAAATATCTTTCTCAATGGTGTATACACCAGGGCTTACATAATTTACCATCTAATTTCTCCTAAGCGTTAGAAATCTTAAAGATCCTACGGCGATGCAGGGTCTTGATTTGTTCTGTAATGTAGTTCTCAGGAACCACAATGCTTTCCCCAGGCTTCATGAACCTCTCCTTACAACCTTTTTCAGTACTGAAATAGACAGTGAGGGCCTGAAGACAATCATTTTTTATAACTTTCATAACTAATTCCTTCCTTTATTATGTACTAATGACAATGTACTTTTGTGAAAACTTTTTTTACCCACAGTTATTATCTACAGTGATAGTTATAGTGGGGAGACTGTTGTTCTCATCAGGCTCCGTTGCCGTATTATAAATATCAGCGTAAATACCAAACGCATAAGTACCTACATTAGGGTAGTATAGATCATTATATTGGAATGTATTTGAGTAGGTTGATCCTGGGGGCATGGATCCCACGGACTGTTCAGCAAGTAACTCTACTTCGGGGTAGAATTCCAGAGAATTCAGAGTAAGAATAGCTGTGTTAGGTGCATTCGCACCATCTAAGAACCTCCAAAAGCCTACAACAAATGGTTGGGCTGTATCGTTGCCATTATTTTCAATAGTATACGAATAGGTTACATTATGCGGGGGAGGATAGTCTATAACTCCAACCCCACCAGGATAACAGTGGTTATACGCTGCTTGCATATTGGTGGGAGGATAATATCCTTGACCAGAAGCGTGAAGTTCCTCTAGACTGGCTGCGAAAGAGGTCGTTTCAAGGTTGGGGCTAGGAGCATCCCCAGTTGTATCAGGTTGATCAACCGCAAAACCAGTCCCCGCAGTTACTGTAGATTGTCCTGCATTGGTCTGTGCAGAAGAGTGGGGAGATTTTCCGTGCGTGGTGATGGCATCTCCTGGTAAAGATACTTTATCCCCCTCTACAAAAACATTCTGAGAACCTGGGCCAATAA